CCAGCGCCTCGCGCGTGACCTGCCGGATTTCGCGTGCGGCGAGGATATCCTCGGGCTTCCAGCGCGCCAGCACGGGCAGCATGTGGGCGGGATAGCCGTCGAAATGGACATAGACATGCGCCCATTTGTCGGAGTCGATCTGGATGGCGATCTGCGCGCGCGTGCTCATGGCTGTCTCAGATCAGCTGCAGATCGACCAGCACGACGCTGGCGGCGGCCAGCTGCGCGGTCGGCAGGTCGATCTTGATATGCGAGAACAGGTCCGAGCAATCGGCTTTGATCCCGCCCTCGCGAAGCGCGGCTTCGATGGCCTCGGCCACCATGCTGGGACGGCTGCGGTCGAGGTGTTCCGGCAGCGTGTCGATGTCGATGCGAATGGTAGTGGTGGCCATGGTCATGTCCCTGCCCTCCTTCAGCGCTTGGTTGCGGCGGCGGCGACGCCAGCCGCAAAGGCTGCTTCCAGCGCCGCGCGGATCGCCCAGACCGCCACATCGTGGAAGTCGAGGCGGTCGCTGTTGCGGGTCTCCAGCGTCTCGATCGTGTGGAAATGCTTGGCTGCGATCTCCAGTAGCAGGGCTTCGCTGGGGGCTTTGGCGGCGGTGGTCTTGGTGGTCATGGCGTCGTCTCCGGGGGTGAGTTGCATCGTTTTCCTGCACCCAGAATCGCTCTACGCGGGAGTGTAATCAACTGAATAAGGACGGTATTTCCGTTTATTTTCAATATCTTGAGGTCAATTAAATCGCCATGGAAGGTATGTCCGAACGCGAGTATTCGGCCCATTCCGGCCTGTCGCGCGGGGCCATCCAGAAGGCACGCAAAGCCAGTCGGCTGGTGATCTACAGCGACGGGTCGATCAACGCCGCCGCGTCGGATGTGCGCCGCGCCGACATGACCGACCCGGACCAGCAGCGCCGTAGCACTGGCGGCGACAGCGGTTTCAGCGGTCCCGCGGACAGCTCGTCCTATCTGAAGGCCCGCACCGCGCTGACGGTCTACCAGGCGCAAGACAAGCAACTGGGCATCCAGAAGAAGAAGGGCAGGCTGGTTGATAGCGCCCGCGCCGGAACGCTGGTCTTCCGGTTGGCCCGGCAGGAGCGTGACACGTGGGTGACCTGGCCGAGCAGAGTGGCGGCGCTGATTGCGGCCGAAGTGGCAGCGGAGGTGGAAAAGCAAACCGGTGTGCCGGTGATCATCGAGGCAGCGATCCTGCAGAGGGTGTTGGAAGCCCATGTCAGACAGCACCTCGACGACCTCGTCGATCTCCGGGTCTCGCTTGGATGAAGGAGAAGAACACGATCTGACGTACGATCTCGACCTTGGCTTTGACGGCGCCGAGGACATCCTGCGCTCCTGGCGCAAGGGTATGCGCCCCGATCCGGATCTGACAGTGTCGGAATGGGCGGATGCGCATCGATGGCTGTCGTCGCGCGGTGCATCTGAAGCGGGGCGATACCGGACAGCGCGCGCCCCTTACCTGCGCGAGATCATGGACGCGCTCTCGCCCCGCCACCCGGCGCAGCGGATTTCGTTCATGAAAGCGGCACAGGTCGGAGCAACCGAGGCTGGCAACAACTGGATCGGTTTCGTCATCCATCACGCGCCGGGGCCGATGCTGGCGGTATTGCCATCGCTGGAACTCGCCAAACGCACGTCGCGGGGCCGTCTTGACCCCCTGATCGCGGACTCCCCTGCGCTGCGCGAAAGGGTCAATCCCGCCCGGTCGCGCGACGCGGGCAATTCGATTCTGTCGAAGGAATTCCCCGGCGGCATCCTGGTTCTGACCGGCGCCAATTCGGCGGCTGGCCTGCGGTCGATGCCCGCGCGGTATATCTTTCTCGACGAGGTGGACGCCTATCCGGCCTCCGCCGACGAAGAAGGTGATCCGGTCACACTGGCCGAGGCGCGCACCACCACCTTCTCACACCGGCGCAAAGTGTTCATGGTCTCGACCCCGACAATCCGGGGTCTGAGCAGGATCGAACGCGAGTTCGAGGCTTCTGATCAGCGCCGATACTTCGTGCCCTGTCCGCACTGCGGGGCGATGCAATGGTTGCAGTTCGGACGGCTGCGGTGGGATAAAGGGCGGCCCGACACGGCGGCCTATCATTGCGAGGGCTGCGAAAAACCCATCGCCGAGCATCACAAGACGCAGATGCTGGAGCGGGGCGAGTGGCGGGCGACGGCTGTGTCGGCCGATCCGCATTCCATCGGCTTCCATATCTCGGCGCTCTATTCGCCGCTGGGCTGGAAAAGTTGGCAGCAAATCGCGCGCGAATGGTTGGCGGCCCAAGGCTCGGAAGAGATGCTGCGCGTCGCCCGAAACACCCTGCTGGGCGAAACGTGGGTGGAGTCGGGCGACGCCCCCGAGTGGCAGCGGCTGGCAGAGCGCCGCGAAGCCTACGGCGGCGTGCAGATCCCCGTCGGCGGTCTGTTCCTGACCGCTGGCGTCGATGTGCAGAAGGATCGCATCGAAGTCGATGTCTGGGCATGGGGGCGCGGCCTCGAGTCCTGGCTGGTAGATCACATCGTCATTGCCGGTGGTCCGGACGATCCGGCCTGCTGGTACAAGCTGACAGCTTTGCTCGGCCGCACCTGGGCTTGCGCCAATGGCGCGGTGATGGTGATCGGCAAACTGGCTATCGACACTGGCTATGAAGCCCCGGCTGTTTACGCTTGGGCGCGTAAGCAAGGGTTCGACCAGGTCGCGCCGATAAAGGGTCTGGAAGGCTTCAACCGTTCAACACCGGTGTCGGGGCCCACCTTTGTCGACGCAACCATCGGCGGCAAACGTCTGCGCCGGGGCGCGCGGCTGTGGTCGGTGGCCACAGCCACCTTCAAGACTGAAACCTACCGCTTCCTGCGGCTGGAACGCCCCTCGGACGAAGACCGCGCGCTGGGCGTGCTGGATGCCCCGGGCACCGTGCATCTGCCCGACTGGATCGACACCGAATGGCTCAAGCAGCTGGTGGCCGAACAGCTGGTCACCGTGCGCAACAAGCGCGGCTATGCCCACCCCGAATGGCAGAAAATGCGGGAACGCAACGAGGCGCTCGACACCCGCGTCTACGCCCGGGCGGCGGCCTGGATCATGGGCGCGGATCGCTGGGACGAGGCGACATGGCGGCGGCTCGAGGCGCAGGCCGGGGTGGAAACGCGCCCGGCACCGCAACTGGCTGAAACGCCAGAACCGGCCACGCCCGCAGCGCCCAAGGCCGGAACACCGACCACACCACGGCGGAAACGCCGGGCTTACACACCGAACTTCATGAGGGATTGAGATGGATCTGGAACGGATGCGCGCCCTGTTGGCGGCGCTGCAGGAGGCGCGTTACGCGGGCGTCCGCTCTGTCAGCTATGACGGCAAATCGATCAACTATGGGTCGGACGCGGAACTGGCGAACGCGATCAGCGATCTGGAAACCCGGATTGCCACCGCCACCTCCGGCGCGCCACGTCGTCGCCGCTGGGGCACGGTCGCCTCGAAAGGCCTTTGATCCATGGCGTTCGAGGCCTTTCGCCAGCGCATCGGCTCGATCATCGGGGGTTTCGATGCCGCGCAGGCCCACCGCCGCCTGCGCGGGTTCCGCGCCAGCCGCGCCCATGTGAACACGCTGATCGCGGCCTCGGGCGACACGATCACCGCCCGCGCCCGCTGGCTGGTGCGCAACAATGGCTATGCGGCCAATGCGGTGGAAAGCTTCGCCAGCAATGTCGTCGGTGATGGCATCAAACCTTCGTCGACCATCGCGGATGCCGCCAAGAAGGAAGAGTTGCAGGCGCTGTGGCTGGCCTGGACCGATGATGCCGACGCCGAGGGCCTCACCGACTTCTACGGTTTGCAGCGCCGGGCCGCCCGAGAGGTGTTTCTGTCAGGCGAGGTCTTTATCCGCATCCGGCCCCGCCGCGCGGAAGACGGTCTGACCGTGCCGCTTCAGTTGCAGATGCTGCCTGCCGAAATGCTGCCCCTCGACATGAACCGGACCCTGCCCGGCACAGGGTTGATCCGGCAGGGCATCGAGTTCGATGGTATCGGTCGCCGCGTCGCCTATCATTTTCTGCGTCGCCATCCCGGCGATCTGACCGATCTGGGCCTCACCAATGAGACTGTCCGTGTTCCCGCAGCAGATGTGATCCATGTGCTGGACCCGGTCGAAGCGGGCCAGCTGCGCGGCGTGTCGCGCTTTGCAGCCGCCATCGTCAAGCTGTTCACCCTCGACCTCTATGACGATGCCGAGCTGGAGCGGAAGAAAATCGCGGCGATGTTCGCGATGTTCATCACCTCGCCCGCCCCGGAGACGCCGCTTGACCCAACCGACGAGGATCTGGAAGTCGAACCCGGCCAAGTGGTGCGGCTCGATCCTGGCGAGGACATCTCGACGCCCGCCACCCCGGATTCAGGCGGCACTTATGAGCCGTTCCAGTATCGCACCCTGCTGCAAATCGCGGCCGCGCTGGGCGTGCCCTATGGCTATCTGACTGGCGATACGGCGAAGGGCAACTTCTCGAACACCCGGATCAGCCTGATCGAATTCCGTCGCCGTATCTCAGCCTGGCAGCATGGGGTGCTGGTCTATCAGCTCTGCCGCGCCGTCTGGGTGCGCTGGATGGACACGGCCGTGTTGTCAGGCGCGCTTGACTTGCCCGGCTACGACAGCCAGCGGCGGCAATATCAGGCCTGCGCCTGGCTTCCCACGAAATGGGACTGGATCGACCCGATGAAGGACGCCTCGGCCGAGATCCTGCAGATCGAAGCCGGGCTGAAGTCGCGCACGCAGGCGCTCTCCGAGCGGGGATACGACGCCGAACAGGTGGATCGGGAAATCGCAACTGAGCGCAAACGGGAATTGGCGCTGGGCCTCGACTTCCGCCGCCCGGGGTCACCCGCACAGGGGCCGGGCGAAGGTGGCAAGTCGGAAGATGAGCCTGACGCCGAAAAGGACGACGAGGCCGACGACACCGGCGACGAGAAACCTGACCCCAAGGAGAGCGCATGATGCACCATGCCCAAATCGCCCAGCGCGCTTTCAACACACCGCTGATGGTGGACCCGGCCAAGGCGCTGGCATTCCTATCCGGAATGGGACCGCGCATCACCGGACAAGAGATTACCTTCGCAGGTGTCGATCTGCCCTCCCTAGGTGCAGAACACACGACTCCGCCCACCCGCGCCTCGCTGTTTGGCAATGACCTCGCCCAGCGCCACCAGCGAAACGGCACCCAGCCGTTTGCGGCGGTCGATGGCATCGCGGTCATCGAAATCTCGGGCACACTTGTGCACCGTGGGACGTGGATTGGGCAATCTTCCGGCCTGACCTCCTACGAGGGGATCGCCGCTCAGCTGCAGGCAGCGCTGGCCGATCCCGGCGTGCGGGGCATCGCGCTCGACATCGACAGCTTTGGTGGCGAGGTGGCTGGGGCTTTCGATCTGGCAGATCGCATCCGCGCCGCCCGGACACAAAAGCCGGTCCACGCATTCGTTGCGGAACATGCGCTATCGGCTGGCTATGTTCTGGCCTCCCAGGCCGACCGCATCATCCTGCCTCGCACCGGCGCAGTCGGCAGTATCGGGGTGGTGGCGCTGCACACGGACATGAGTGGGGCGCTGGACCAGAAGGGCATCGCGGTCACGCTGATCCATGCTGGATCGCACAAGATCGACGCCAATCCCTATCAGCCGCTGCCCGAGGCTGTGCACGAACAGATGCATCGCGAGCTGGAAGTGGTCCGCTTCCTCTTCGCGGAAACCGTCGCCGCCGGTCGTGGGGATCGCCTGATCCATGCCGCAGCTTTGGCCACCGAAGCCGCCGTGTTCCGCGGGGCCGATGCCATTGCAGCGGGTTTGGCCGACGACCTTGCCGATCCTGTCACCGCCTTCCGCACCTTCGCCGCCGCACCCCGCGGCACAACCTCCCCCAGCAGAAAGGGTCCACAGATGACCACCACACCCACCGACGCACCGAACGCGGCGCCAGTTGCCGCCCCTCCCGCAGCAATGCCAGCGGTTTCGGCCGCACCAGTCACACCCGAACCATCGGTGAACGCGGCAGCGCCCGTCACCACCACCATGACCGCAGATGCCATTCGCGCCGAGGCAGCCGAGGTGGCGCAGGTTTGCGCGCAGGCCGCCCGGCTCGGCGTGACCATTGACGCCGCCGATGCTGTCACGAAAGGCCTGAAGCCTGAGGCACTGCGCGCTCGGGTCTTGGCCGACCTCGCCGCCCGCAGCGATGCGGCAGGCATCATCGCCACCGCCCCGGCCGCAGCTGCCGCCAAAGACAGCTCGATCATCGCGGCCGCCAAGAAGGCCGCGACCGACGCCAAGCGCTGAACCAGCGCCACCTCCCCACCCCAAACCATGGAGACTGACCAATGCCCGTCCTGACGGAACCGCCCAGCATGGGCGATGTCCTCAAA